CACATTTAATGCTATTACATCGTTTAGATTGATTGTTTTCAAATAAGCTTTGTATGTAGCTACTAAAGAGCCTAATGGTTTATCTGCATTACCTTTTAAATAATTTTCAAACATAGCATCAAGATTATTTATATATACCTGTAACTCATCACCATCACCAGAGTACCATACAAATGGAACTCCATTTGGTTCTTCAGGTGGCATTTGACCTTGGTTAGCTTGTGGATCATTTAAATGATTAGACTCAGCAAAATATACATCTGCTCCGTCATGATATAGTACAAGTTTGTTACTCAATTTAATTTGTGTAAAATCATCTGCAGGAATATCAATTAATTCGTAACTAGTAGTATCAAAATTTTTATTTGCATTTAAAAAATCATCATCTCTAGCAATTTTATATACTGAGTTGGGATCGTCTTTTGAAAAAATTACTTTTGCCATTTTAACTTCCTATGTTTTCTAAGATTAAAAGCATACCACCCCCTGCACCTTGTCCAGGGTTACCTTGTTGACCAGTGTTGTTGTTGGAGCTACCTCCACCACCACTTAATCCAAAAGCTTCAATACTATTTCCTTGAGCACCTACAGAACCAAAAATTCTACTTGGTGGTGTAACAAGCGTACCATTACTAACAGACGTAGTTCCACTGTTACCACTTGATGCACTTTGGCCATTCCAACTTGCGCCTTGTCCTCCGTTTCCACCATTGAATGTGAATACGTTTGTTAAACTTGTGGCTCCTCCAGAGTTACCATTATTACCTCTTGAGGTTGCAGGATTACCACCGTTACCTCCGCCACCAACAGAAAAAGGTTGTGAGAAAGGTTGGGTGATTGGTAATGAAATAGAACCAAAGCCTCCGTTTCCTCCACTCCCTGCTCCTGGACCTTGGTGAGGACCATAACCAGCTCCTCCGCCTCCGCCTCCAGCATATCCATAGATAAGTGCATAACTTGCATTTCCATTGGCAGTGTATGTTCCAGATGTTGGTCCACTACTTGCTTGTTTAAAAACTAAATTTCCGCCACCACTTTGCCCTGAAGACGCAGCCGTAATTCTACCTTGTGCATCAACTGTAAGGTTGGTAGTCGTGTAAGATCCTGCAGTCACCGAAGTGTTTGCTAATTTATCAGCCGTGACAGCATCATCAGCAATCATATCAGTAGCAACTTGTACTTCGCCAATTGTACCAGCACTTGCAGCACCTAATACTCTATTGTTAGTAGTTGTGTCTTGCATTTTTGCAAAAGTTACTGCGTCATCAGCAATTTGTGCGGTTGCTATTGTGCCTGTTACATTTGCAGCAGCAACAGTTCCGCCTAAAGTGTCTAATGAAATTTCGTTTAGGTTAGTTCCATCTGAATACGCTGCATAAATTTTTGCTTGGTCTAAAACAAAACCTGTTCCTGATGCAGTTTTGATTGTGAGGTTTGTTGGATTAGTTAATCCTGTTGCATCGAAAATATAAAATTTTTCAATTGAATCTGGTATTGTACAAACTGTACTTGCAGCAATTGATGCTGTTGCAAATTTAATTACTAAATTTCTTGCATTAGATATTGCTCCATCAGACATTGCAAGAGCTAAGGTTCCACCACTAGATAGAGTAACTTGTTCAAAACCAGCTACAGCTTGTTGTACTAAATTTAAATTTGTATTTGTTTTATCTCCCCATGTACCAGCGTTTTCACCGGTAGCCATTAATTCTAGTTTAAGATCACTTGAATAAGTTGATGCCATAATTTTAATCTCCTAAATAATATTCATAATACAGTAACTAAGCAGCCAAATCAACAGGAGTCCAAGTATTATTTACTCCTAGATCTATTTCAGCCCATGCAGTTATATTAGGGCTTCCTATTGATGCTGTCAATTCTATGCCAGTTACATCAATTCCTGCGGTCGCCTCGACAGTAACAGAACCAATAGAACTCGTTGCTTGTAGTCCAGAAACACCAATAATTTGTCCTGGAATTTCATCGTGTTGTCCAAGAGATAGAGTTCCTTGTAAACCAGTCACAGATTCAGTTGTTGTTTGTACTAAGCTAAAAGTGCCTAAAGTCATTGACATTTGTATGCCAGTAACGTCTACAGGAGTTTTTAAACCTGCTACTGTATTGCCTATAGAACCTGTTAGAGAACCCGCACTAGAGACAGTCAAATTTGCATCTGCAGTAACAGTTTCACTACCAATGCTTGAATTAATTGTATGTTCAGAGGCTACGACTATTATCTCTTGGTCAATTTTTAATGAGAAACTTCCTTGTGTTGAAGTTATTTGAGATCCAGTTACAGCAACAGTTACATCTGTAATTCCAACTTCTTCTCCTATAGAAGAAGTCAAAGACTGTCCAGTGACAGCAACTGAATAATTTACTCCCCAAGCAAACGATCCCCAAGCACCTCTACCCCAACCTTCTCCAGTTAGAATACTCTCGTCAACAGTCGCAGCACCAATTTGAGTATTGAAAACTGATCCTGTGACAGGCACTCCAATTCCAACAACTGTGCTTCCTATTCCAGAGGACATAGTTACAGGACCAGGATCTTCTATTAAAACAGAAGTTCCAGCAACTGTTGTTCCTTGTGATGAACTTAATGAAATTCCTGAAACACTTACATCAGCATTTGCTGTAACTGATTCAGAACCTATTGATGATGTTAATGATATGCCACTAACGGAAACTATTTCGTCAGAAAGGTCTCCCCATTCTGATGCTCCCCATGTCTTTCGTCCCCATCCAGTGGCCATATCATTTTAATCCTTATGCTAATCTTAAGATCGCAGCAGATGTTGTGAATGCAGGAAACTGAATTGTAAAAGTTCCTGAAGTCGCAGTTTTGTCTCCACCAAAATCTAAAACAGCTACAGCATCAGTCGTGTTAGACCCACCATCTGTAGTTGTGTTATAGATTAAAGCTCCTCTTGCAGTTAATGTTACACCAACGAATGATAAGTCAGCAAAATCAGTAATTGCTACTGATGATGAAACTTTTACACCTTGGTTTACTAATGCTTTACCACCTGCAGAATAACCAGAAGAAGATACCTCATTACCTGTTGTATAATTTTCTGTTGATTTTCCTAAAGTCGCAGAACTTGTAAACATCGCTAATTTATAAGTATCAGATGATGTATCAAAGTCATGCTTTGCTTGTAGTAATTCTTTTTTGAAAGAATCACATATTGCGTTTGTTGTTATTGCCATAATTGGTCTCCTTTTTAATTTGTGTTAGGAGTAGGACTTGGAATTTTAATTCTTGGAACTCCATCGTCATACTCAGCTCGTCTTCTTCTACCCATTTGTTGTAGGGCAAAATTCTGTACTTCCTCATTGTACTTGCTTTCATAGAGCTTGTACATATCCATAGGACCTTTTAGGAATCTAAAACACTCTGACAATACACCATGCAACAGCATAGATTCTTGATATTTAGCTAAATAAGTTTGATTAGTAGATGTAAACTCAGGTGGATCTTGTATATAATTTATCTGAACTGTGTCTGCTGCAGCTGGCACAGGTGCTACAATAATATTAAATTCATCCCAATTAGCAAAATATTTAGGTGTACCCTGTGTGCCTGTTCCATTAAATTCTGATATAAAACTTGTATCTCTTTTTTCTAAAAAACTTCTGTTGCCACTACTATCTACATGTTCAACAGATCTTAAAATTAAAGCGTCTGATGGCATTGAAACTGCACGATTACCCGCAGTAAAATTTGAATTAGCATATTTTCTTAGATCATCATAATCAACCTTACCCGCTATATCTAATTCAACATTTCTTATAAATTCTTGTATTTGAGAATCAGATAGGACAGTGCTACTGACCTCTGTATAATTTCTTATTTGAGTTAAAAAATCTGCATGTGAAATAGCCATTATGTAATATTAACCTCCACCGCTCCTATTGAGGATAACAATTCTCTTCTTCTATTTTGTAATGAGGGATCTTCTGGTATCATACTATGTAAGATTGAGGTTACCTGAACACCATTTATGAGTCTTGTAATTTTAAAATCTTGTGTCTTAAATGCAAAATCACCAGGTAAACTTAAATTAGCTACACCAACCATTGTGCCACCAGAGCTTGATATAGTCACATCACTTGTATTATTATTAATAAATGGTTGAATTGGTTGTTGAAATTTCATATTTCTAGAATTTTGTAAAGCTATCGCATCAGCAGTCACATGTTTTCTTCTTATTTGTGGATGTTTAGGTTCAAATTCAGAATAATGAACTAACGAACCATTCCATTCTTTAACCATTTCTGTATATGGAAAAGCCATACCAGATCTATCTGATATTGATTGTGATCTTTTACCTGTTGCGTATTTTGCCATAATTAAATTCCACTTGGATAAAAAGATTGCGGTGTAATATATGTCGAAGCTCTTTGACCATCTTCATCTAATGCTCTTTTTAATTGGTCTTCATATATTAATTTATTTTGTTGCACTAGCTGTGGTGAATTTTTCATAGCTAGATAATAAGCTAGTCCTGATACCATACATGGTAAAAATCTAAAAACTACATCTGCTTCATTTGTGTAAACCCCTGCGTCTTGTATTCTATTAATAGCATAAAATTTTAATGTTGTGTAAGTATTTAGATCGGGTGCTTGATACAAAAGTATTTGAGGCGTTGTTTGTCTATCCACGTAATACTGCGATGGTTGTCCTGTTGCTAATTTATTTGGTAATGCAGCATAAGCAGATCTATCTATTTTTGTAAGTGAAACATCTTGTGTATTAGCATTATCAGAAACTAAAGATGTTGAAGATATGTAAGCTTCTAAAACATCGCTAATTGTGTCAGCTACAGCATATTGTGCTACTCCTGAAACTAATGCAACTTCGGTAAGTGAAACTTTCCAAAGGTGAATACCTCTATTAGCCCATTCTGCAAATAATAAATTTAAACTTATTCTAGCTGATTTAAGGCTATGCCCACTTGTGGTAGTAAGTCCACATCTTTCATAAGCCTCTTGAATTATTTCTTCTATTGATAAATCAAAACATTATTATCCTTTTTACGGTTATACAATTTCTTGGATTGTATCACTTTTTGACTAAATTTTGAAGACCTTAGCTTTTTTGCTATATAATTTCGCAAGGACACGCTTTTTTTTCTTTTTTTCATCTCTCGCACCTCTTAATTTGCCCTCGACTTGTTTTCTAATTTGTCCTCTTCCTATGGCCATTTTCCAAAAATCCTTATCTCATTTAAAAATATAACTATTGTTAATCTTTCGTTTTTATCTAAACCTGTAGCTCCATGATAATGATTTCCGTCATAACATGCAAGAGTATTAAAATTGTTTGATATTTGGCAAATAGTTTGTTTTTCTTCATCGTAAATAGAAGTGCCAGTTTTAAGATTATTAGTATTTTTATTTAAATATATGATTCCTGCTAAGTCTGTAAAATCTTTGTGGATTCTTGTATTTTTTCTATTATGGGATAGCCAATCTTCGTAAGATATTTTATGAAATTGTATTTTTGTACTTCCTATTTGAACTTGCTTACCTCTAAAATATAGTTGTACGATTTCATCAATAATATAATCATGTAATTTTTTATTGATGTAAAATAAATTATCAGATCTATACCCAGGCCAATTGTCATTATTAGTTGATTTAATCCATTTAATTTTTTTTGAATAATTTATAATCTCTTGCGGATCTTCAAAAAAAGAAGTTTTAATTAATGTTGGGAGCATCCAGACCCTTTAAAAAACTTTTGTGTAAATCAAGTCGATCAAGACTATTGAGCATCATACTTTTATATTCTCCAACTTTTGGAGAAAGTTCTAGTATGGGTTTGATTGTATTTGAATTTAAAAGTCCTAATCCATAACATACAACTATGTAACTACTTAAATCAAATCCTGCAACACATTTATGTAAATTAAAATTATGAGGAATAAAATTACTTTCTTTTAAATGTAAAAGCCTTTCTTCTAATTTTTTTGGTGGTGTTGTATTATGTTTAAAGTTAATCCAAAAGTCACTATCTTTCCTTTTTGTTAAATAGTGAAGGTATAAAAAAGCTAATACATCATCATTTGAATTTCCCATGATTTCATTAAAACTATTTTTTTGAAAATCGGAACTGTCAAATAAAGAATCTTTATAGTGAGCTAATGTAAGAAGTTGTTGAGCTGTTAGGTAAAGAGAGGTTGCTTCTAATGGCTCTGTAAACCCCGCTGATAAGCCTACAGCAATGCAATTTTTTACCCATACTTTTTCATATCTGCCTGCTTCAAAAGAAATAACTCGTGGTGAATTTAGTTTTCTTTT